TCAGCCACTTTTGCTCCGAAGGCGGCTACCGATGAGGGGGTATCTGTTATGGTCGCAGACTCATCCACACTCACCAAGAACGAGAAGACGGAATACACATCGTCCTGATAGGTCGCCGTCTCTTGGATCTGGGAGTTGAATTGCTGCCCTGCAACCGGGGCGCTATCGGCATAAATGGCAGATTCGTCCACCATGACCTTGAAGTTGTTACTGGACGAGTTCGCGTCTGAGTAAGTCGCTTCTTCGGTGACGCTGGTTGCGAAGTTGACATTCGATAGGGCGGAATCAGTTCCGGTGGAGGATTCTGCTACCGCCGCGCCAAGGCTATAAACTGAAGACACCGTATCTTGGGCGACAACGGACTCTGAGACGGGCGCATTGAACTGCGTACCCGCCCCAGTATTGGCATCATTGATGGTCGAAGTTTCGTCTGAGGCGCGGTAGTAAACCGACATCCCCCATCCTGCTTGACCCCATGTGCCTGATCCGAAGCCGCCTTCTGACACGGTTTAAACTACAAGTTTCAGTTCCGTCTCCGCGAACCAACGCTGCTGGCTCTGGCCTTCGGCATCCACCCAAGGGATGAGATACCAAACCATGCCTTCATCGTCCATGCGGATCGACTGGACCTTGCCCTGCGGAACCACGACCTTCAGTTCAACGAGGTCGCCTTTCTTGAAAAGACTTGCCATATCTATCTCCTATCAAGCCGCATCGAGGCTGAAGGTGTAGGTCACCGACAGAACGTCGCCGTTCTGCACCACGCGATCACCGGGAGCCGCGAAGTCGGAAGCCGAGAAGAGGACACCCGAAGATCCGCCCGGTGAATCTCCAGTGGTCAGGAACGCGCCACCGACGTTGGCCGACGCATTGATCAGGAACTGCGCCGGGGCGGCGGAGTTCGCAATCACCGAAGGATCTGCGGTCGTGGCTGCGCCAAAGGTCGCGGCAGGACGGGTCGCATTGCTGTACGCCGTCACTTCCGTCCAACCTGCATGGGATGCCATCGTGTCCGTCGAGGACGGGTTGTTGCTGGTCGCGGGACCGTAGACGCCGATATACCATGCCGCCGTATAACCTGAACCCTTGAAGAAGGTGGTGTTGACGTAAGCCAGACCCACATTCACCACGAGGTTATTGGACTTCTGTTCCCACTTGAGGTTGCCGTTTTTGTCGTGGCAACGCACGGTGAAAATACCGCCGCCCTTGAGACCGTCACGGGTGCCATTGCCTTTCAGGACATTTGCACCAACGGCATCAACAGACTTTGCCTTATTGATGAGCATCGTTGATTCTCCTAAGTAAACCGTAGTAACGCTGAGTTATAAGTGTTTGCAGGCATCTGCACCGTGAATGAGTTCGTGGCAACCTTGTCGTTGCCAAAACTCAGAACTGCGATGGACTTATTGGACTTACTGACGTTGTAAATCAACCCGCCAGCCGCCGTGAAACTGGCAGGGTTCCAAACTGCATTGTTGAAGTTGACGTAGACCACGTCGTTTAACTTGTTGATCGATACCCCCGTCAGCACGACACCGCCTGCGGAATACCCTGTGCCAGATACTTCGCCTGTCGCCGTGTAAACCGTGGTGTCTTCGCTGAGATCGGCAGTGCTGTAGTACAAAGCCAACTTGAGCGTATCCGTCAGGAGATCGTGTTCTCCTTTGAGGATCTGCTCCTTGAAACTCAGGGTAATGGTCTGGTAGATCATGTGACCGGAATCCTATTGAGTCCGCTCCGGTACGCATCCCGACGATCCTTGCCTTCGCCAAGGAGTTTCAGCAGGCCGAGCGATTCCTGATACTTCTGCTCGTAGTACTGCATCATGTCCTGCTCGCCCTTCATGTAGATGTAGGCTTCGCGCAGGGTTCCGTACAGAAGCACGGTCTCGAAATTATCGCCCAGCCAAGACGTACTCGCCGTAACAATGGACTGCGGGTAGTAGTAGTAATGCAGTTCGACCTGATAGTTGCTATCCGGGGTCGGACCCAGAATGAACGTGTTCTTGTCGAAGATGGCGTAGTACTTGGGGATGCCGATATCGTCCGGGTCCGGATAGCACTCACGAATGAAGTTCACATCCTTATCCAGCAAGAACGTCTGAGCATTGGTTACTGGGTCGATCACCGACAGCGAGAAGTTCGCCAGCCAGTCCGCCGGAACCGTCAGGTATTTGTTGCTTGGGGTCAATGTTCCAATCTGGTTCTTTCGGATCGCAGGGATAAAGACCGCGTTGTAGATCCGCTCTTCGGCCAACTGGACGAAATTGGGGATGTTCGCAACGAACGAAGTCTCCTCGTTCTGCGTGTACTGTTTAACCAGATCAACGAGTTGGGTGTAGTTCATGTCGTTACCACCGTCACGGTTCCGACTAAGCCGGTGGATATCAGGTAATTAGGGGTCAGGCCGGTATCATATCCTTCAGCGCCACCCACTGGGTTCCATCCATATTGGAACATTCGACTACCTCCTGCGCCTTGGTTACCCGGCGCGTAGAAGGTGTTATCAGGACGAGCGTTGCGAAGGGCTTGCGGGTCATCCATCGGGACACGACCTAACTGCAACTGCGGATGATCCACATCCATACATTCAAAGCAGACACGAATGCCAATGGGGAGCAGGTTCTCATACTGCTCGTTTAAATCATGCAGATCGTACCGCTGACCACACCGGTCGCAGAATCCGAATGCATGTTTACCACTGGAAAACGGTTTTCCCATTAGACATTCCTGCCAATGTACCCATTCATGGGAACGAATCGGACAGAGGCTTTTTCACGATCCTCGCCCGCCGCAAGATCCCACTGGAGTTCGTATTCCTGCTTGAGCATCCCCAAGCGGTCTGCGGCTTCCGGGCGCTTCATGGCGACGTAGTACGCAAGCCCTGCCACGAGACAGGGAAGGAACCGGGCGGGAACATCGATGTTGTTCGCGCCGCCTGTACCGACATCCTGAATACGACGCATCTTCCAGTAGATGAGCGTGTAGGTCTGGGTGTTGTCAGGGACAGGCCAGAGGTACACCACCGGGGCTGCTCTTTGCCGATCCACATAGATCTGCAAAGGCATCCCTTGGGTGAGTTTGTTGCTCAACTGGGCGTAGTCTGACACCGAGATGCGAGAGAGGGTGTAGTCGGTTTGGCCGGACGTGCTACCCGCATCGGTACGCAACTGGTGTTCCAGAAGGTCGATGGTGTCCGCTGGCATGGTGTAGGTGTAGGTTCCGGGAGTCAGTACCTGAGAACCCTGTTCTACCGTCCAGAGGTTGATACCCCGGTTCTGCCATTCCAGCGCCATGAAGTTCATGGACCGGCGGGCAGTCTGGAGATCATAGCCGGTACGCAACTCCATACCCGCCCGCTCGAAAGCCTCCTCAACGAGGTCTCGAAACTCCGGGTTAAAGACTGCTGTACCGCTCGTAGCCATTAGACCATCCGACCTTTGGTCTTACCCTTGATCGCGCAGCCATCACGACTGCCACGTCCGGTGGAACCACCTTCTGCGTAGGTCATGCCGCCGCCCATCATCTTTCCCTTGCCATCAGCGGCAAAGAACGGAACCTTTTCGCCGTCCTTTTCGACCATCTTCAGGCTACCGCCTTCAGCATAGGTCATACCGCCACCCATCATTTTCTTCTTTGGTTTTTTATCGCCAATACCAATGGCGATCACCATCATCGGTTTCTTGTCTTTCATCCTCGTGTCCTCCCACGAATTGCACAGCCATCAATACTGCCGCCCATGGCTTTCTTCTCAGGCTTCTTCATACCAGCCTCAGAAAGCGCGATAGCGACAGCCTGCTTGCGGTTCTTCACCACTGGGCCTTTTTTGCTACCAGAATGCAGGGTTCCTTCTTTGAACTCCCGCATCACCTTACGAACCTTGCCAAGTCCGCCCGGCTTCTCAATCTGCTGGGACATGTTGGCGCGTGACATTGCCATCTCACTTACCTCGTTGTCTAAACGGTTTCACTTTCTTCGCGACGGCTTTCGGTTGCGCGACGAACTGCTTGCCTTGCGCTTTACCTTTGCGCTTGGCGGCGGTGGTTCTGGCGTATTCGGCTGGGGAAAGAGCCTTGATAGCAGCCTCTGGAAGATATCGCTCGCCCGTTTTACTAGATGGCTTACCACTTTTGGTTCTCCACTTTTGTTCCGTCCAAGCCTTCAGAGACCGCTGAGGCGCTCTCATATCAGCACTTGCCACCGTTGCGGTACATTTTTCCGCCTTTCTTTGCCATCTGCCGAGGCATCGCACGGCCCACGCGATCAGCAGTCATATTAGGCATGGCGCGACCGGCACGATCCATCAGAGCGGCGCGGCGATCTGGGGTAAGCGGCATCCTTGAGAGTGCGCCTACTTTCGGTTCCTGCCCCGGAACTCCAGTTTTTTTCGATGGGGAAACGCCGCCCATGAACATTTTTGTAGCGCCACCCATCTTCATCTTTTTCTGATCAGCGAGAGTACGACCTTTCATAAGAACCTCTTAGGTAATAGGCCCGCCAACGAGCCATGCATCGCAGGTACGATCACCTGCACATTTGAAATGGAAGAGTTCGCAGTACCCGAGATTGCTGGCTTTGATGACATCCATGGCGCTATCCATGTGAGGTTCATCACCTGCTTCCATGCCTTTTGCAATGCACTGAAGCATCTTCGGGGTCTTAATGAATGCCGCGCAGTTTCCGCATCGTGCGGTCTTGGCTTCTTCTGGAGAGATCATCCAGAGTTTGGCTTTCTTGGACCAGAACTTCTCTGAAGGTTCGTTCGGGTTCAATGGGCCATAGCCATAATCTTCGATGGCATGATTTCGGTTCTTCAGATTGACATGGATGTCCAAGGTCGCGACAGGGCAAGCCTTGCCGTCCTTGTAGGATCGCTTGATGGCTGCGCCTATCGCATCCTTTTTGATCCGCATTGCCATATCAATCTCTGTAGCCGCCTCCGGCTTCTTTGTATTTCTTTGCCAATAACTGGGCCTTCCTCGCGCTCCACTGACCTGCTTTGGTTCCGTGGGTCGAGGCTGACTTGATCTGGTTAAACAGGCGCTTTCGCAGTTCAGGCTTGGTGTAATTGCCTGCTGCGTTGACCTTGCTCTTTGCCTTTGCCATGTCAGCAGTTCCACGCCTTCAATGACAATGCTTTGCGAGTCGGCCTGCCCTTGTCATCTTTCATGGGACCGGGCATTCCAGACATTCTCGCGCAAAATGACTTAC